AATAAATTATTATTACAAATATCATATTTTCCAGCCATATATTTAAATGGATCTAGTAATGGACATAATTTAAAAAATACTGGTTTTTCAACAATATTATTATTTTCATCCTGAATTTTTCCTAAAAATATATTTTCTGTTACTTTTTTTATTAATGAATGTAAATTTTTTTCACTATTTAAATTTATTGAATTATAATTATTTTCATTCAATGTAAAAAAATTATTATATAAAGGAACATAGTTTTGACATTTTTCCATATTTAATAATTTTTCATCCTCAAAATCTTTGAAAAGATTCGCATTATTGATTTTTTTATATGATATTTCCATTGTCTAAATATCATATAATATATTATTCATTTAAACTTATTTTTATTTTTATTATTAAAGTTTATTATTATTAAAGTTTATTTTATTTAGCGTTATTACTTGTTTTATTATTTTCTTAAAGTCTATTAAATGACATTACAACTTAAAAAATTCGATATGAAAAGTATTACATTTAAACCTGATCAAAATACTGGACCAGTTATTGTAATGATAGGTCGGCGTGATACAGGTAAGAGTTTTTTAATTAGAGATCTGTTATATTATCATCAAGATATTCCTATTGGTACTGTTATTTCAGGAACTGAAGCCGGAAATGGATTTTATAGTCACCATGTTCCTAAACTTTTTATTCATGACGAATATAATACGGCGATTATCGAAAATATATTAAAACGTCAACGTACCGTCATGAAACAAGTCAAAAAAGAAATGGAATCATTTAAAAGATCGAATATTGATCCTCGCGCTTTCGTTATTTTAGATGATTGCCTTTTTGATGATAAATGGACAAGAGATAAAATGATGCGTCTCTTGTTTATGAATGGTCGACATTGGAAGGTGCTTTTGGTCATATCGATGCAATATCCTTTGGGTATTCCACCTGTATTACGTACTAACATTGACTATGTTTTCATTTTAAGGGAGCCATACATCGCCAATCGCCGACGCATATATGAGAACTACGCCGGTATGTTTCCTACATTTGAGTCCTTTTGTCAGGTCATGGATCAATGTACGGAAAATTATGAGTGCTTAGTTATAAATAATAATGTTAAATCTAACAAACTTCATGATCAAATCTATTGGTATAAGGCTGATAACCATAAGGATTTCAAGTTAGGATCTAAAGAATTCTGGGAAATTTCCAAAGATCTGAATTCCGATGACGAGGATGAAATTTATGACCCAAATGCACCAGGACAAGGTAATCGAAAAGGACCTAAAATAAGTGTCAAGAAGAATCGTTGGTAATAAAGGGGTAAAATCTGATTATTAAATAATTGCTTGATATATCGTGTTAAATCTTTGCTTAACACACACGTATCAAGCAAGATATAGTTTTGCTTTTATAAACCGTTTTTATAAACCGTTTTTATAAAAAGCGCTTTCAAATATCAATACCGCTTTTACATACTTAAAGATAAATCAATATTGTATATTATAAAATGACGCAAGAGTTAAATATCGTTGAACTCATTGAAAATAACCCGATTACTAAGCTATCAACAACCTATAATAATAAATTATTGAGTAAAATTAAAAATAATTTTACTGGATTTGAACAACAAACATTTATTAGTAGCTTTTATTGTTTTTTAAATTATGATAAAACAACCGATTTTGTTATTAATTTAGATAATGTGTGGAAATGGTTAGGATTTAGTCATAAAATAAATAGTATAAGAGTATTAGAAAAACATTTTAAAGCAGATATAGATTATATTAAAACCGCTTTCCCAATTGGGAAAGCAAGTTCTGCAGAAGAAGAAAAATCTTTGCTATGCGATAGCGCACAGCAAAAGAAAGAAGAAACCGCTTTGCAATTTGGCAAAGCGGTTTCTGAAGAAAAAAACTCGCTTGCCCACGTGGGTAAGCAAGATAATAAACAAGAAAAAATTAATGGTGGCCAAAATAAACAAACTATTATGTTAAATATTAAATGTTTCAAGTCATTTTGTTTAAAATCTCAAACTAAAAAAGCCTCAGAAATTCATGAATATTATATGAAAATGGAAGAAACATTACATGAAACGCTTGAAGAAGAAACAGATGAATTAAAACTCCAATTACAAAAAAAAGATAACACTATTTCGGAAAAAGATAACACTATTTCGGAAAAAGATAACACTATTTCGGAAATTAAACAATCTACAGAACAAGAAAAATTAAAACTGAAAAAAGATAAACATAAAGCCGTAGAAAAGGCTATTAGTTCTCAATTTCCAGTAAATACCGAATGCATTTATTTTGGAACCATCGACAATACTAATGACAAAAACGAACAATTAATAAAATTCGGTCATACAAATGATCTAACAACGAGACTATATGATCATCATAATAAATACGACAACTTTGTCTTAGAAGAAGCTTTCAAAGTCCAAAATAAAGTAGAAATAGAAAATCTTATTAAAACATATCCTAAAATCAAAAAACATATCCGCACTATAGAAGTTAAGGGAAAAAGTAAAACCGAAATTATCGCTTATGATAATACTTATTTTACTATCGCTCGATTATCCAAATATATAAAAGATATTATTCATTCTAAAACATATAGTATCGATAATTTCAATAGAATAATGAAACTTAATGACGACTTAGAAAATGAAAATACCGAGTTGAGAGAAAATATCAAAACTTTAAATGAAAAAAATAATACTCAAGGAGTTGAAATAAATGAACTTAAAGAATTTGTAGAAAAACAGAAAAAATCAATCGACTTATTAAATGAAGAACCAACTGAACCGAAAAAAGATGGGTATTTATCAGATGAACTAACAAAAAGGTTCGATGAGTTCATTTCTACAGAATGTATTGTTCGCAAAGATGTCGAGGTTGATTCATGTGATATTATTGCCCAATTCCGTATCTGGAATAAAGTGAAACCAAAAAGAGAAACAAATGAACGATTTAATACATATTTGAAAACCCGCTTCTTAGCAACCCGATTACAAAATCAAAATAAAGATCAATGTGTTCATGGATTTGTCGGTATCATGTTAAAATCAATTGAATATAAAAAATCATATTCAAATGATTTGACCGAAAACTTCATATTTGAAACGTGTCGTTTCGCTCCTACTAATCGTATTCCTACCAATAAATTACAGGATGAATTTCTACGATATAAAAATAAAATGAATCTCGATATTACTTCTACCGAATTAACGGATCTTAAAAAGTATTTGAATTCGTGTGTTTATGTACAAAAAAGTACATTATATATTCAAGAAGAAAAATTTACATATGAGGGCTATTATGGACTTGCATTAAAAACCGATACTCCTAATATTAGAAAAACATCGAGTGTAACTGGTAAAAAAGTGCAAAAAATAGATAGTAATACGAAATCTGTTTTAAATAATTGGGATACTATTGCAAAAGCTGCGTTACATGAAAATATGTCGGCGGCAAAAATGAGCAGAAGTATTAAAAATAAAGTTGTATTTGGAGATTATTATTACGTATAAGTAAGGGACTCCCGTCCCTTAAACCCTTATTGTGCAATTAAAAACGTAGTTAGGGGGTTTAAGGGGTCTCCCCTTAATTTATTAAATATCATTAGGGGGTTAAAGGTGTCTCCCCTTATTATTATAAATGAGTATTAACATTGTTAATCCACTTGCTGCAACCGACGATGTATGCTCTATATGTTTGGATAATTTAAATAACGAACAAATCTATAAATTACCTGAATGCGGTCATCAATTTCATACGAATTGTATTTTTCATTGGTTACGATGTGGGCATAATAAATGTCCATATTGTAACAATACTGGTTCCACGAATTCTTTAACCGATGATTCTTATTCTTCTTATTATTCTTACAATAAAGATCAATATATAATATTGCGACGTTTCTCCAGAAATAAAAATGCTCCTTCTGAATTAAAAAATTTAGTTCAACAATTGAAAAAACTTGAAGAAAAAGAAAAAATACTTACTAAAGAAATTAAAACCATTCAAAAAAAAAATGGTATTTTTAAAGATTTACTAAAAATTTATGAAAAAAAACGTTTAAATCGATATTATACTAAATCACGAATACGACTATTAAAAAAAACTATTTGTAATAATACTACCATTATACCTCTTATTTTAGTTAAGAAACAGGTTATCTAAATAATGGGGATAAGGGGACACCCCTTAAACCCCGATTTATTTTTTATTTTTTTTTAGAGATTTATTTTTATTCGATTTTTTATGTTTTTTGCTACCTCCAATTGAATGTCTTAAATCTTGCTTCGTTAATATCTTTGTATTACTTTTTCGAGCTTCATCTCTTTGTTTCTGCATATCCTGTATTACTTTTCGTACTCTCGGATCTTCTTCTTCGTTTACTTTCAATTCTTCTCTTTCGGTTAATAATTTATCCACTTGTTTTGATGATAACGACCTTAGATTTTTTGGTGGTCGTGGTGGTCGTGGTGGTGGCGTTATTGTTTGTGATAATAATGGTGGTTGCGCTTTTGTTTGTGATAATAGTGGTGGTGGTGGTGGTCGTGATGTTGGTGGTAGTGATCTGGTGGTGGTGGTGGTGGAGGTGGTGGTGATGGTCGGTGGTGGTGGTCGTGGTAGTTGTGGTTGGTGTTGTTTTTCTTGTTTTTCTTGTTTTTCTTGTTTTTCTTGTTTTTCTTGTTTTTCTTGTTTTTCTTGTTTTAGATTTGTTAACGTAGTTTGAGCTTTTCGTCTTCTTTGGATTGCTTGTAATTTAGTTACTGCATCTGTTTGTTTTTCTTGTTTTAGATTTGTTGCTGTATCAGTT